GTCTGGAACAAACGGAAGTGGGCCGGATCGTCAAACAGCGGCTGCAACTTGGAGACGGTTTCAGGCGAGTTGATGATGCGGCTTGCAGCGTTGAAGTTTGTCGATGGGTCCATGACCTTGCCGTAAAGACTCCGCGCAACGCCTGTGCGAAAGGCCTCCTTCTCGGCCTTGCCCATGCCCGCCACCATCTTGACCACTTGCTCGCTGTCGAGCTTGCCAAAGTCAGACAGGCCCGCTCGCATGGCGTCAATCACCTCCATGTCTCCAGCGTACTCCTGTCGGGCGGCACGGTAGGCAGGGACGTTCTCGTCGATGGCGTTCACAAATTCCTTGCGCAAGCCGCGCAGGGCGCTTGCCTCTGCTGTGGACATGCCTTGGCCACGGAAACCCGACTCAATGCTGGCGTCGATTCCGCGCTTGATGTAGTCCAGAGTCCGCACGTCGGGCAGCTTGGTCAGCTCCAGGATTTCCGCGCCGCTTTCAGTGAACTTACCGGTGGGCTTGTAAATCTCAGGCAGCGCAAACCGGCTGGGGTCCTCGCCGCGCAGCTTGGCAGCCTGAGCCTCTGTGTCGGCAATACTGCGGGCCTTGGCAAAAAACGACTGGAACTGCGGGTTTTTCAGCGCCTCAACGATGCGCGGGTCATCCACATCGCCCCATGCATACGCCTCGTCGTACATGGTCCCGGCCTTGCTGCGCAGGTCCTGCACCAGCTTGGCCTCGTCTGCGTAGTAGTCGCCAGGCTTAAGACCCTTGGCCACCTGTTGGTATGTGCGCTCGCGTGACCCGGCCTTTTGCTGGCCGAGAGTTTTTTCAACCTTGCGCGTGCCTTTGCCTGTGCGTTGTGCAACAGCCTCGGCCAAATCGGCGAGGGCATAGTCAACGTTGGCCACGGTGCTGGGCACACCCATGGCGCGATCACGGACCATCATCTGCTCGATCTGCTGGGGCGTCAGGTTTGACTCCTTCATGGCCCCACTGAGCTTCTCGCCCGCCCGAGTGGCAATTGCCGCCTCGCTGGGAGCCAGGCGGTCGCGCAGCCAAGATCCAGCGCCCTTTGCGCTGCGAAGCGCGATAGGGGTGCCCAGGCCAATTGCCCCGCCCAATATGCCCCCAGCCGCGCCGCCGCTCAGCCGGTCGCCCTCAACGGCCGAGCCAGCGCCGGAAACGGCCCCTGTGGCCGCGCCAAGGCCAGCCAGGCGAGCCAAGGCCCCAGCGGTGGTGCGTTTCGCCTGTGCGGCCCCGGCAGCCTGTGCACCGGGTAAAAACATCATGCCAAGGGCTGGGGCCATGCCGCCGCCAAACTCGGCCACGGTGGAGGCGATGGGGGCCTCCTTGGAGTACTGCGCATATTCCTGTCGGATTTTTTGCAGCGCGTCCTCGTATTTCTCGTTACCTAGCCTTGAGCGAAAGAAGGCCTCGGCCTCGTCGCCCCAGCCCATGCCCAGGCCTTGGCCCAGAAACGCCCGTGCAGCGCCTTTTACTTTGTCGACCATCATTCATCCCCTGGGATTTGGGTTGCACGGTATGCGCCCTGGTTGATATCGTTGAGGCGCTTCTTGTTGCGAGCGTAGATTGCTTTCATGGCATCTGCTGCGTTGCGCATGATGCGGCCCCGCTCTTCGATGCTTTTTGCCGCCATACCTTGCGTTGCCAGCAGGGCTTGTCGCTCGTCGTTCGAAATCGCACCGGGGAATGTGGCTTTGAGCTGCGACAAAGCGGCTTTTTCCAGCAGGTTTTCCAGCTCGCGAGTGTTGGCCACTTTGGGGTCTTTGCTGCCCACGGCTTCGAGCGCCTTGCGCTGCGCTGTGTCCACCAGTGAGGTGTCAAACGTGTTGGGGTTCAGCTCCAACGCGCGCTTGATGTTTTGATAGCCCTGCGACGTCTGCGCCAGCAAGTCCTCTGTTTCGGTCTTGAGCTTCATCTCAGGCGCTGTCAACTTTCCGGCCTGCTCCTTCTGGAAACCAAACTTCTGCTGCTGCAAGGCGGCGGTGGCTTGTTGCACGCCCATGTTGGCCAGTTGAGCATTGATCAGCCCCATCTGCCGCTCCACATTCAGCTCGGCGATTTGGCCAACGCGCTTTTGATACTCGGGCGTGCCAGGCTTCAAGCCTTCGTCCAGGGCTTGCTTGCCTGCGCTCGACTGAGGCTGGCCGGACTTCACGTAGTCCTTGATCAGCTCTGTTGCAATTGCGCGCTGGTCCTTCATCTCTTCGCCCGCGAGCTGGCGCAGTGTTGTCAGGTCCTCTTTGGCCCCGGCCATGCGCATCTTCTGCGCTTCCAGGCCAAGCTGCAGCTTGCTGGCCGCGCCTGCCTTTTTCGCCTCTCGCTCCTCCTTCTGGTACTGAGCCATGACGTTGCCCGCCGTGCCCAAGTTTTCAAAGAAGCTGCCGGTCTTGCCTGGCGTGCCAAATGCAGCGGCCAAGCGGAAATACATCTCGGCTTTCGATGGACCGCTTTCTGTCTGGCCTTCCATGGCGCTTTGCAGCATTTTTTGAAAGGCCTCTGTCTCGGCCGTTGAAGTCTTGCGAGCCGCCTCCAGCTCTGCGCGGTAGGGACTCTCGGCGCTGCCCTGGTACTTCTGGATCAAAGACAGAAGCTGCTGCGAGCGGTCGACAGGCGCAGGCGATTCTGGCGCGACGGCCGTCATTGGGGCTTGCTCCGGTACCGGGTTTACTTGAACGCCAGTTGGGAACATCTGGGAGCCTGGGTAGCTCAGCAGCCCGTAGCTGCCAGCCATGTCTTGCAAAGAGGCCATGTGCGGTGCTCCTAGAGTTTTTACTGAGTGAGTTTATAAAGGCCAGCAGCCGCAGCGCCAGCCGACGCCAACTGAGACAGCGGCGACAGACCGGTGTTTGCTGTGCCCGTCTGCGTTGTGGTCTGTGGCGTGATCGGGGCCATGCCGCGAATCTGAGTGGACAGCCAGTCCAGCGTCTGACGCGGGTAGGCTTGCTCTTCGGCAAACTGCTGGCGAGCTGCATCGATTTCTCGCTGCTGCTGGCTTTGGTAGGCAGATCCGGACGCTTCGAGAGCGGCGCGATCTTGAGCGTTCATCGCCTGCGATGCCTGCGTGAGCGCACCAAGCTGCTGCTGAGCGGAAAGCTGCCTATTAATGTCCGTCGATGCAAGCTGGCCCGACATCTGGCCAAGGTTGGCCATCTGCTGCGCCTGTTGCGCGGTGAGGGAGCCGCTTTGTTGCGCAGCGGTGAGGTAGGCCTGCTGCTGAGCTTGACCCAGGCCACCCGCCGTGGAGGCAAGTTGAGCTTGACGTGATGCGTCCTGTTGTGCAGCGCCCAGGGCTTGGCCATAGCCTTGCTGCAGAGCCTGCGACTGCTGGCCAAGGATGGACTCTTGAGTGTCGCGCAATGCACGCGAGCCAAACTCACCCATACGCGTGCCGCCAAACTGCCCGGCCTTGATGAAAGCATCCGAGACACCTGGAAGCAAGTTTTCGCTCAAATTACGGGCACCAAGCCTGGCGATCTGATCCGTCACGTTTTGCGTGTACGGGTTCATGTAATCTTGAATGCCACCTGCAGCGGATTGGCCAGCCTGCTGCAAGTAAGGCGATGCCGCTTGCAGGCCTCCAGACTCCAAGCCGCTTTTCATGTACCCCTGCGCCGCCGCCAGAGGATTTGCTTGCGCAGCCTGCTGGATGTAGGGCGATGCCGCCTGCGAAGCGCCCATGCCCGAGGTCAGCGCACCGGTCTGCGTCATGGCTTGGTTCATCGAAGGAATCCAAGAGCCAACGTCCTCAGCTGTTTTTTTGTAGGCCTGCTCTTGGTAGGGCGTCAGGCCCGCCACGCGCTCGCCAGAATAGCCCTGGTAGGGCATGTTTGCGATGTTGGCCGAGGACTGGATTTGGCTAAAAATCGCGTCCTGCATCCACTTCGGGGTTTCGGTTGACGACGTCGTATAAGACGTTGCAGGGGTTCCAGTAAAAAGGCTCATTTCATGTACTCCTTGATGTACGACAGTGGGGACTTAGCGTTGGGGCTGAACTTGCCTTTGGCCAGCGCCTTGCCCTTGTGCGAACGGATTTGTTGGCGCATTTTGTCGAGGCGTTTTGCACCCTCTTTTGTCGAGCCGTCGCCGACAAGCGCAACAGTCTCCGCGTCCATGACATATTCTCCGTCAGAAAGCCTGGCGTCGATAGTGTCATCGCGCCCGGAGCCGCCGCCTTGTGCAAGGTAGGCCATCTGGCTTAAAGCCCCCTGACGGCCCATCATGGCCCCGCCACGAGCCTTCTTGACGGGCGATTCCACCGGCTTGAGGTAGTTGTCCATCTTGTTCCAGTTGTAGGCCACATACGAGCCCAGCGGCTGCCCGGCTGAGGCGGCATCGGCTGTAATCCGGCTCCAGTCCCAGGACTGCAGCGGCTTGCTGAAATAAGCCTGCTGCTCGGGCGAGAGCGCGTTTTTCACCTGTTCGGGCGTTTTTGCCGCACCAAGCATGCTGGTGAGCGGCAATGCCACGGCTGCTGCCTTGCCCCAATTGAGGCCGCTTGGTGCCGGGGCAGGGGCTGCGGCCGGAGGCGTGATGCCTGTGCCCATGTCTTGGCCACCATAGCCCAGAGGGGCCACGGGCGCACCGCTTGTGAGGTCGTAGTTTCCTTTAAAGTCCGTCGGCCCACGGAATCCCACCTCTCCGGTCATGAAATCCGTGGTCTGCAGGCCCGCGTCCGGGATTGGCTGCATGGTCATTTCGGGCGCTGTCAGGCCCGTCTCGCCGCCACCAAAGCGAGCCCCTGTGCCGCTTGTCGCAGCCTCCGACGGCTTGATCCTGTTGCCGATGTTCGTTGTCAGGCCCGCCAGCACGGCTCCGGTCAGTGAGGCCTTGGGGTCGTAGCCCGAGGCCATCATGCTGCCAAACTGCTGGCCTCCCGCCTTGAACGCCTCACCGCCGACCTGGCCCATTTGACCGCCAATCATCTGGCCGACCGCTCCCTGCATGGCACCCTTGGCGAATCCCTGCCCCGTGGCCGCGCCGGTCACACCGCCGACAAGGCCGCTGCCCAGCACAGCCTGGCCCGCTTCGCCCAAGCCCAGCCCAAGCGCCGAGTTTGCTGCGCCACCCACAGCGCTGCCAAGACCGCCACCCATGCCGCCCATGACCGCGCCTTGCAAGATGTTGCCGCCGCTTAGGCCGGAGCTGACGCCACCAATCACAGCGCCGCCCAGCATTGCTGCCGCCGTACCGCTTGCGCCCAGGGCCGCGCCAATTGCAGTGCCCAAGCCGGGCGCAACGAATGACAGCACGATGGGCAAGATTGGAGCAATCGCCTTGAACGCCTTTTTCAAGCTGCTGCCCAGGCCGTACTCGGGCATGCCGGTGCGTGGGTTGATCGAGCCAGCGCCGCCGTGGGCACGCAGCAGGCGGTCCTCAAACGGCGTGATGTGCGCCAGGCGTGTGTCGCCACGGCGACCAGCTTTGGCAATCGCATTCAAGCCGCCCCTGGCAAAACCTGCGGGCACTTGCTGCGGGGCCGACATGCGCTGCTTGACGATCTTGAGGGCCAGCAAGGCAGCGGCCAGGAAGGCGGGGTCGAACTGCTCCGGAATATCCTCGGGGTCCATGACGCCGCTGGCAATTGCCGAGCTGCGCATGTCCGAATATGCCTCCGGGTTTTGAAGCGTGAACTCAAAGGCGCTGATCAGCTTGTCAATCGCCTGTAAATTGACATCTGGGTCAGCGGAAAGCTCAGCGGCAATCTCATCGACCGCCGACTGAAGCTCCGGATTTGACTGCAGTTGTTGCATCAAGTCATCATTCATGTCAGTGCTCCAACAAGCCTCTCGGCCCATTCTTTCCAGTTTGTGAATTGGTAAGGAATCGGAAGATTCCGGCCAATCGTGGTGTTGTTCAAAAACTGCATCCCCCAATCCTGCCAAAGATCAGGATTGTCAAGTCGCCCAAATGCGCCATACGGGTCCAGGTCAAGCACCAATTGAGCCGCCCAATCGGTCAGCTCCATATTGGTTGGCATCGTGATCATCATCCCAGCACCGTCCTGTCGCCTGTTTCCATGTGGCCAATGATCTGGCCCATCTGGTAGTCGCCATACAAAGCGTTGGACTCAAAGCGCACGCGCAACTCACGGCGCTGCTCTTTGAGCATCACGATCTGCTCGAACGGCTGATCGGCTTGCTCCGGGAACGTGAATGTGGAGCTGACCACCTCGGGCGCTCTTGCGTTTGCGCGACCTGTGACCTGCACGGTCATTGGTCCGTTTTGCACAAAATCCGGCTCGATGGTCGAGATTCGAAGATAGCTGTCCTGGCCCTGAGCAATTGAGGACAAGTCGGCCGTTTCAAAAAATGACTGGATTGGAGCCGCCAGCGTGCCATCGATTTCGTCCACGCCCTGCTCATGCACCCAGGTGCGGTAACCGCTGGGAGAAGGAATGGCATCGACCAAGATGGGCGACATGAAGGCGTTGTTGTAGCCCCCAGCAGATCGGCCAGAGGTAGGCAGTGCGGTGTCGTACCAAGTGTTCTCGCGCACGTTGTAGATCACCGCGTGCGTGCATTCGGTGGCGTCACCCCTGGGGTACGCCCACCAGATTTCGCCAAAGCGCGGAACCTTCCAGGAGAACACTTTGCTGTGCTGGCTTGGGTTCAGGCCGTCCAAGAAGTAGTTGATGTTCATCTGGTTTGGCACATCGCGCACCACGCCGTTGAACATCAAAAACCGATCAACGCCAGCCCAATAAAAAACGCCGTCGTAATCCACGACAGAGTCTGCCGACATGATCGAGGTGTCGGTGGCGATCACGTCAAACTGGAACACGGTCGCACCACCGCTGAACGTGGCACGAATCACCGCATCGTAGGCCCAGAAGATGCCAGCAGGCGCAGAGCCCGAGCCCGCGCGAAGGGGCATGCCCTTGATGATCTTTTGGCCCCACACGCGAGCTATGCCGGACCCGCTACCCGTCAGGTCTGAAGGCTCTCCAGGCACGGACCAGCCGATGATGCCTGCGGTGCCGTAGTAAAACAGGTAGGGGTGCAGCGCCACGATGCCGCCCGTGGCGTTGGCACCTGCGGGCAATGTGACCTCCGTCAAAGCAGCGGTGCCCAAAATGTTGCCATAGAAAATTTGGCCACCCACATCGTTGCACAGGCACGAGCCGTTGGGGGCCACGTGCGCAAGCAAGGCGTTGTAGGTGGTCGAGCTTTCATAGATCGACTGAAACATCCAGCGGTTGTTAACCGAGTCCACCAACGTAGATGGCGTGCGGTCCGAAATGATGCTGGAGTTTTTGTTGGCATCAATCGTGAACCGCTCCAACGTGCTGGAGCCGCCGCTGTGGCAATATTGCAACAGTTGCTGCGTGAAGCTGTTGAAGCCGCGCGAAATCTCGGTGAGGTATTTTGAAATCGAGCGATACCCGCCAATCTTGCGAGGCAGGCCGCGTTGGAAACGAACCCACTGGCCGTCAACGTAGAAGTCGCCCTCAAACTTGGTGCCGTCGCGTTTGATGCCCGGCTGTGATCGCAGGATTTGTGTTGGCATCAGAATGTCCCGCCAACAACAACACCGGCAGGTGCAATGCCAAGCGCCGCATAAGCAGCAGCCGGATCGACAGCGGTGAACAGGGCATCACCGACCGATGTGGCCCCCAGGTTAATTCGGGCCGCTCCAGCGGTCGTTGCGCCGGTACCGCCGTCCGACACCTGAATGGGCACAGCCAGGCCACCCGTGTCAGCGTTGACCACGTTGGTGCCGTCGCAGTACAAAATCGAGCGCGAGCCTGCCGCCACCAGGACGCCAGTGCCAGCCGAGGTTTTCACCGTGAAATTGAAAGAGCCGGTCGTCTCGTTGTTGACCCAATACTGCTGCACCGTCGTGGGCACAATGATGTTGCGATTGCCCGTCAACGTGCCCGTGAAGCCATAAGCAATTCGGTTCAGCTCCGTACCCGTCAGCGTGTAATTGCCCGTGCCCGAGACGTTGATCGAGGTGTAGTCAAACGCAAATGTCGCGGACTGGCCAAAACCGATGGTGTAGAAGGCCTGGCCGTCCGTGGCAATGATGGCCGACTCGCCAGGCTGGAAGGACAGCGTTGCCGATCCATCAATCAAAATTGTGCCGTTGGGATCTGCCACAACAGCGCCAGAGCCCGAGTTGCGCAGGTAGCAAAACCAGTCGTTGCCAACTGTTGCCGCCGTCGGCAGGGTCAGCGTCCCGGCTGCACCGCTCCAAACAAACATCCTGGCCCGGTCGTTGATGCCCGCCGTGTAGTTGCTGTTGAAAGTGGTGATCGGCACAGACTGCGAGAGCAGCGTGCCAACCGCGACGATGCCGGTACCGGCCAACGATGAGGCGTTGACCTGCGAGGTCGATGCGCCGTACTGCAGCGCAACCCAGGTGCCAGCGGCTGTGCTGTTGTTTGAAAGGTAGACCTGCCACAAAACGCCAGGAGCAATCGAAACAACCTGCACGCCCGTTGCATCTCGAACGGTGAATGTGTGAGCGCCCTTGTTGTTGAACAAGATGGTCTGTCCACGGCCTGTTTTGTTGGCCGCAGGCAGCGTCACCGACAGACCAGAGGACGCCGGGGTGACGTCCATGATCTTGGTGGCCAGATTTGTGCTGGTACTTGTTTCTTCTGGCCAACTCAGCGTGGTGTTGACGGCCAGGGCCAGGGCGCTGTAATCGACCTCGCTGGGGTAGATGTTGGCACCGCCAAAAACATCGGTGTATGTGGTCATGCTTCACTCCGTTGGGCGCTGCGGTCCATGATCCGTTTCATGTCCTCGCCGCTGATTGCCTGGGCAGCCCTGTCGTACATCTGCTGCCAGGTGCCGATCCGCTGGTCGTTTTTCAAGAACGGCGAAGCCTCAAGCAGCGTCGCGTACAGCAAAAGATCGGGCGCATATTCGGTGACCCAATTGGTCTGGAAATCTTCGCCAAGAAAACGAGGCTGCTCATAGTACAGGACCTCCAGCGTCTGCGCTGCAACAGGCGTCGGGGTAATCAGCCAGTGGTTGTAATCGTAGTCGGCATAAAACTGCGGCACAGCCGTCACGGCCTCATTGGGCCAGTAGCTGCGGCAATACTCATACGACCGGGCAAAAATGGGCTGCCCATCAAGCGTCATGCTGATGGTGTCGCGCCAGCGGTCGGGCTTGCGGTAGGTGGCAACGCCAATTTGCAGCGGGGTTTGAACAGCACGGATGAAACCTTGGATTTTCAGCTCGCGCGAAATGCGGCGCTCGCCCAAAGTGATCAGGCGAGGCAACTGCTCGTAGACAATCTGATCGCTCTCGGCCGTGAAGCCTCGCTCAAGGTAACGTCGAACGTCCTCGAGCAGGCTGGTGTAAGTCATGGTGTACATAAGCTCTCCGCATTGGGATAAAGCCGCTGATGCAGCGAGCGCCTGGTGGTTGGATTATCGCTGCAATTCATAGTCATCGGCAAGGTGGCAAAAACCTGGGAGGCTTTTTGCTTTTAACTCAGGAACAGAGAAATCTCGGCTTCACGGCGTTTGACCAGCCCGGGGAGAACCTTGCCGCCGCCCTTGGTCCAAGCCCGGAACGCCTCGGCTGCGCCAGCCCAATCGCCCCGGTTGGCCTTCATGCGGATGGTGCTGCGCTGGAGGTTGCCTAAACCGAAGTTAAAGGAAATGCTGACCAGAGCGTCAAAGCTGCCTTGACGCCCAACCACGCCGGGAACAAGACGAAGAACACCCCGTTCAAAATTTCCGACATCAACTCGGAATAGTTCGTCGATCTCCTCTTTTGTCCAGACACGGTTGTCCTCCGGTTTCAGTGGGAACTCACTGCGGATCATGGGGATGTCCTCTTTGGTCTTGCCCGGTGGCCGGACCATGGGGAGCCTGATCTGCTCTTGGTACAAGACGTGGCCGTAGCCAATCGTCCAGATGTGCGCCGGGCAAAGGTAGGGCCGAGAGCGCTTGCCCTCGAACCGGTGCATCAGGTCTTCACCTGCCTTGCTCAGTTTCACTTCTTGCTCCAGCCGCGAGAGCCAAACCAGAAACCGATGATGCCGCCCAGCATGGCCATTTCGTCAGCACTGAAAATCAGGTCGGCGTACTTGATGACGTCATCAATGCTGGTGATCAGGCCGGGGTGATTCCACAGATACCAGGCCATGAATCCGTTGATCAAAACCAGCTCAAGGACAAAAATGTAGGTCACCGTAGGGCGCACAGTGCCCACGTAGTTGGAAACCCATGTGGAAGCCTTCTCAAGCACCTTCTCGTCGTGCGAGAGCGCCGCCTCAGTCATTCGGGCGTCAGTCTCCATCTGGACTTGATCGGTGCGGACCTCTTCGATCTTCAGTTGGGCAGCGAAGCCCTGCGCGGCCATAGCCAGCTCGCGCTCGTTCTGCAGCGCCGCCAGCCGAAGCTCGTGCGCTTGGTCGGCCTTGTTCTGGAAGAACTCCAGCAGCTTCGGGAGACCGGAGATCAGCAGACCCCCAAGAGTTGAGAAAAGTGAAAGCATCAATTACCCCTTTTGGTTAGCATGGCGCTGGCAATCTCCAGCATGAATTTTACTTGTTCAAGGTTTTCTGGCTCCTGCGGCCAGCCGACCGTAACCTGCCCCACAAACCTGTGGCTGTCCGGTGGAACGCTCACCCGGCAGGTGAAGCCCACGCCCTTCTCGATGTACCACAGACCTACCTCGGACTGAGCGTAGCGGTACTCGCTGCAGGGAATATCGTTGGTCATCAGCTTGATGACGTCGTTGTTGTTGGCGGTGTTCTGGCTGAACAAACCCACGTCAATGTCTTCAATGGTCTTGTCCCTGCCGTCCTTCGTGTAGGCCTTGTACAGCACCCGGCTGTTGAACAGGGGGTTGACCTTAAACACGGCCACCACCGTGGCACCTGTCTTTTTGAGCAGCATGGCGCTGGCGTCGTCCGCACGGTCGGTGTTGATCTCGGGGAGCTTCTTGGACTCCTTGTAGGCGTCCATCATGAAGGTTTGGTTTTGCCACAGGAAGTAGCCAGCGAAGGCCACCACGCCCATGAGCAAAATGGCAAACAGCTTGAACGGCGAGTCCACATACCCGAGCACTTTGTCGAGGGTGGTGTTGGCGTTTAGCTTCTCGTCGCTCATCGCAGGTGCTTCATGTAGATGACAAAACCGCCGACCATCAGGCCAGCCAAGACAATAGTCGCCATGCCGATGGCGATGTACTCGGCCATCTTTTCAAGGTCTTCCTTGCGCTTCTTGGCCTCACGGGCTGCAGCCTCTTTGGCCTCTCTGCGCTTGCGTGCCGCTGCGGCTTGGAAATTCTGCCAGTCACCCCACATGCCCGGGCGACCTGCGTAGACCATGCGCTCGCGCAAATCTTCTTCCTGCTGCCGGAGCTGCTCCAGCGCCATAAACTCTTCGAGGTCAGAGCCGCCGCCCTTTTTATTGGCTTTTTCCTGAATCTTGGCTTTGTTGTCGAAGTAATCAAAGACCCGCGAGCCGAGCTGGTGTAGCTCTTTACCGTTGGCCAGCGCACCTTTTATTACTGCAAAGGCCGCATTGGCGGCGGCGATTTCGGCAAGCATTTACAGCCTCCATACAAACGGCAAAATTATGCTTGTGGACCAAACAACAAACCCAATCAAAAGGGCCGCTGCAATGAATGCAACAGCCCAATCTCTCATGGCACCGTAGTGGTGTTTGTTGTGGTCACGGTATCCGTGCTGGTCACCACAGTTGGAGTAGCCGTATTGTCAGTAATACCGCCACCAGCAAGGCGACCACTGTTGCCAGAGTTTGACCCACTGTTTGCTCCAATCGAGTAAGAACCCGCACCGATCACGCCTGTGCCGCTCAAGGTCACGTTGGCCGCTGGTGCTTGAATCTGCGATGCGATGCCCACGAACGCTGCGTTGGTACTGATGCCCAAAGCTGTCGCGTTGTCAGACTGACGCATACCCAAGCTGGTCTGCTTGTTGATTGTGTACACCTGCCCTATGGTTGGCAGGAGCAAACCAGTCCACTGCATGGCGTAATCGGCCCAGTTCTTGGGGGCGGCAATCTGCGTGTTCTGCTGACCGCCACCCATCTGCAGTGACATGACCGCAGCAACCTTGGCCGTGGTGTCACCTTGCTTGGCGATGTCTGCCAGAGCTTGATAACGGGCTGTTTGGGCCGCTGCTTGAGCTTTGTGGGCATCGGCATAGGCTTGGTACTCTTTTGTCGCGCAGCCTGTCAGGGCCACGGAGCAGACGGCAAGGGCAAGTAGTTTCATTTTGGCTCCACGGCCTCTTGAGGCACAGCGACTTGTGGGGACACTTGCTCTTGCAGGGCTTGGATGATCTGGAACACTTCGCCATAGGGGCGAGTGCCGAGGTAACCCAAGATGCCTTGCATCAGGCTGAGTTTGACTGTGACGTCTTGATCGTTCATGTTGCGCTCCAAGGAAGGCCGGACTCTTGTACGGGGTTGATCTGTGCGTCAATTTGGCTTTGCAAGCTGGCTTCAACAGTGTCTTTGCCAAGCGAGTTTTGCACCCAGCCAACCACCTGTGCTTCGGTCAATTGGTCGTAGGGGATGAATGTCTCACCGGGCTGCTCTTGGTAGCCCACAGTGCCGTAGGTATTGGCGCTGTATGTGCCATCAGTGGCAGACACGTTGTAATGCACTGTGACCACGAAACCATCAGAGGTTAGGCGATCCATTTGCGAGATTGTCCAGAGGTAGGTTGTCATGGTGGTTCCTTAGTTAGATTCGAGGGCCGCAACACGGGCGCGGAGGGATTGGATTTCAGCAACAAGGTCTGCAATGACTTCAGGTGTGCTTGGCTGCATTTGCTGGTAGACAGGCTTACCTTCAGCATCCACGGCATCTTTGCTGCCTGTAACGCTACCTGCATACACCTCTTGGAATTGGTGCGCCAAGAAGCCGCGAGTGCGTGAGCCATCAGCGTTCCATGTGTACTCAACAGGCTGCAAGGCATCAATACGCTGACCTGCATCAGCCACAGGACCAATGACAGTTTTCAGGCGGTAGTCGGATGTGGTGTTGTAAGTAGTTAAAACAGTTGTAACGGTAATAGAGCCAACTTGGGTGCTTGCACGCCTAAAAAGAACAACGCCTCCGTCACTGCTTTCACGATTGAAGTTTGCTGCTTCTGCGTTGGCATTTGTGACAGTTATACCGTCTGCTTTTGCGACAAAACCAGACGTTCCTATTGAGGTTGTTGTTTTCCCCACCAGCAAATTCCCGCTGGAGTCGATACGGGCACGTTCTGCAACTAAATCGCCAGCAGGAGCGGTATAAAAACGAAGTTCACCAGCATCTGTTGTGCCAACGCTATACCCACGAATCGCAGCTTTAGTGTAAACGCCAGCAGGGAATCTGATTTCTTGATAGCCGCCGTTAACTGCGCTCGCAGCGCTTAGGACAATATTTCCACGCACATCCAACTTATCCGCAGGCGAAGTCGTCCCAATCCCCAGACCTGTGCTGGTCAGGCGCATTTGTTCGGCGGGGGTAGAGCCAAGTCCAAACTTGATTGCGCCACTTGCATTGCTGCTGTAAATGTTCAGGGCAGATGCCGCAGTGCCCAACAGAGGCTGACCCGCTGCAATCATTCCAAAAGAACTGGCAGCAGAGCCAAAAACACCAAGACCAATTGTGGTGTTTGCATCGTTGGAAGCAGTGGCGTTAAAGACCTGCGCTGTGCTGCTTGTAGCCTTGAAATTTCCCGCTGTTGCAGCAGACGTTGTGGATGTCAACACCGTCCCATCAAACGTCAGCGCAGACCCCGTGGTCAGGACTTTGCTGCCGTTCAAGTAGGCCACGCCGTTGGCTGTGCCGCCGGAGAGGGTGAGCGCCCCGGACATGGTGACCGCAGCCAGGCCCGTGAGGTTCCCCGAGTCGTCCAAGATGCCAACCGAGTTTTGCACCAGCTTGCCGGTGGTGGTGTCAAAACGCACCAGCGCGTTGTCGGTGGACGAGGCCGGACCGACCACATCACCGCTTGCACCGGCCTTGGTGGCCAGCACCTGCACTACGCCCAGGTTGTCCTTGTAGAACAGCTTGCCGTCCGTGATGTTGATGCTCAACTCACCGTTGGCCAGATTCCCCGCCGTTGGCGCTGCAGCAGCAGTGGTGGAGTGGTAGAGCTGAATGGGTGTGAAGCCTGCTTGAGACATAATTTTTCCTCTGAAATTTAGAACGTGCCACCGGAAATGCCGGACCACGTTGGTGCGCCCGAGCCTGCCGACGTGAGCACCTGACCGGCCGTGCCGTTGGGAATAAATGCCGTTGCGCCTGCGCCGGACTGGTACGGGATCTGGGAGGCCGCGCCGCCCGCCAGGTTGGTGGCCGAGGTCGCGTTGCCCGACAGCGAGGCCGTGATGGTCCCGGCGCTGAAGTTGCCCGAGGCGTCACGCGCCACGACCTTCGAGGCCGTGTTGGCCGATGTGGCGTCCACGTCAAATGTGCGAGCTGCTGAGCCGTTGTAGGTGCCGGTGGATGTGAGATAAGCTCCCGCCGTCAACGCGTTGACCACAGACCCGGCCTGCGTGGCAGAGCCAACAGACAGCGTCGATTGGGCCGCGTTCTCCCAGCGTTGATCCACAGCGTCATAAACGATGACATCGCCTGCAGACAGCGTGCCAAACTGAACGTTGCCATCGGTGCCGCCCAGAACAGAGCCAAAAGATGGCCGCACGAACAAGATGCCGTTTGCCACACCGACGTTCACCACCGCCGCCATGATGGCGATGGCGTTAGGCGTGACGGGCTTGGTCTTGGTTAGGCCTCCAGCCACAGCCGGGTTGAAGTACAGAACCTGGCCCTGCGTCCAAGCCTCTGCGCCGCCAGTGGTGTTGATGCCTTTGACCTCGCCAAACTCAACGACGGTGATCCAGTCGTTTGTCGCGCCCGTTTGCATGGCCACGCCAAGGATGTAGTTGGACTGGTCTGCGGTCAGTCCGGTGGCGGGAGCCGCCGTCAAGCCGCCGCTCGAACCGAGCGTGCCGGTGAACATCATCACCTGGCCCTTGGTTGCGGCTGCGCTGAGTCTGACCCGGTAGTACATCTCTTCACCGATGTGCTGGACCACTGCGCCGTTCATCTGGAATGACAGCGTCTGGAACATATCGGCGGGGTCGTAGTACAGACGCCCGGTGGCATCAACCACGGTGGCAGTGGTGTCGAACTGAATGAAATCAGGCGAAGAGATGCCGCCCGTCACCCCGGTCATGGAGGTGATGTCGTTGTTCGCCCCCAGCACCGCCGCCGACAGGTTTGCGCGCGCCGTGGCCGCTGTTGTGGCCCCGGTACCGCCGTTGGCCACAACCAGGGTGCCGCCCAGCGTCACAGCGCCCGTGGTGGCCGTTGCGGGCGTCAGGCCAGTGGTACCCCCATCCCAGCTTAAAACGCCCGTGTTGGCAATCGTGACCGCCGTGGAGCCGTTGTAAGACGTTCCCGACAGGCCGGTGCCAATCGTCAGCGCCGCAGACGCCGTGGCCGTCACCGTGATCGAGCCGCCAAGCGACACAGGCGTGCCGTTGATCGTGACCGATGAAAAGCTCAGCGCCGCATTGGGGATGTTCGACAGCGTGTTCAACGACGCGTCGATGGTCTTGTTTGTGATCGCCTGCGCCCCGGTCAGCGTCACCCCGTCCGTGATGCCGTAGCCCGCAATCGTGGTGGGCGTGCCGGTCACGTTGGACCATGCAGGCGTCACAGCCGTGGTGCTGGCGCTGGTCACCACGCCCTTGCTGTTTACAACCAGGACAGGCACCAACGCGCCCGAGCCGTAGGTGTTGGCCACAACGCCCGAGGCAGGCAGGTCGGCGTTCACCATGGCCCGGAATGTCGGGTCGGCATTTCCACCCGCAGTCGGCCCTGCAAAAAACGTGTTGGCCGGTACCGGGGCCACGATCAGCGTTGAGCCCCACGTGGGCGCGCCTGAGCCGCCCGACACCAGGACTTGGCCCAAGGTGCCCTGGGGGCCAATGTAGAGGCCGTCGGCCCCGGACCACACCACCGCGCCTGGCTGCATCGTCAGGCTGCGACCGGTACCGCCTTGGTCAATCGGCAAAATGCCGTCGACCTGCGTCTGATCGGCCAGGTTAACCGCTGGGTGCCTGTGGTCCGAGCGCGAGAGGGTCAGCGCCGTGCCGACCGTGCCCGAGTTGTTCAGCGCCAGCGGGGCGCTTGTGCCATACGACGCGGCAAGGGTCACGTTCGAGGACAGCGGCCCGCCGCCCGTCAGCCCGTTGCCAGCGATCACCTCGCGCGAGGTGGGCACAAAGCCTGTGATCGACAGCGGCACCTGAGTGGCTGCCATCACGCGGCCCGTGGCGTCAACGGTGAACTGAGGCACGTTGGTGCCGTCGCCATAAACCCCAGGCGTCACGCCAGAGGCCGCAAGCTCCGTGGTACCGATGCCGCCAGGCGCGACCGACAGGGTCACGTTTGACGACAGCGCGCCGCCACCGGCCAGGCCCGTGCCCGCGATCACCTGGCGAGTGAGGGGCACGCCTGCGACGTTGAGCAGGTCACCGGCACGGATTTTGTAGGTCACCCCCTGATAAACCCCGATCAGCAACGAGTCCTCAGACGCCACAGGGGCGTCGGGCAGTTGCGTAATCCGGGTCGGGATGAGGTTTGATGGAACAGTTGCCATTTTTTAATCCACGATGTAGATGAAGCGTTGGCCATCTTCTGTCACAACAAACCGCGAGCCGTCCTGCGTGATCACGCCCGAGGGGTTGGTGGTCACGGGCACATCCGGACGCACAAACGGCAACACAATCTGATCCTCTTTGCGAGGCGCAAGCCGGTAGGGGTCGTAGTCGTCCGTGTCCGCATCGCAGACCATCAGGGCCGGAAAATTGGGGTCCGGATGCAACTCGGCCAGCCGGAACTTGCGCGAGCACCGGGCGCAGATGGCCAAGCCGTATGTCGGCTCTCCGGTGGGGTCGATGAACATGCCGCTCATTTTGTGTAGCAGCCAATGCCAGGGTTGATAAAGGTCGGGGAGCCATCGTTGTCGCCATCCCATGCGGACTGACGTGCGGCCAACCAACGCTGCTCCAAGAGCGGCATCATGTTTGCGTCAACGCTTGGCGTCTCGGAGGCCACGCGCGAGGCCAAGCCGCGATGATCGCCTCCAGCCAACGCTGGGGCACCTCGACGTCTTGGCGCAGGTTTTGTGTGTCCATGATGTGGCGGTGACGCCACACGATCAGCTGCTGGTGCTCAGCGGCCAAGTTGGGCGACGGCCACAGGTTCATCACCGGCTGCGGCAAATCACGCTGGAACCAGTAAGTCAGCGGTCGGCCCATGAACACCTTGTTGCTCTGGGCCACGTAGGTGTCGCGGTTGAGCTGGCCCATCGGGATTTCTTGGGGCAGCGTGCCCAGGTAGATTTCCTCAACCAGCATCGGGGCGGTGCTGGTGATGCGGAAGAACTCGCGCGCCACGGCAGGAACCACATCGGTCCAAGTCCAATCACCGGCTGCGGCTGCCGTGGTTTGCGTGCCCACCGGGGTCCAGATGATGCCGTCGGGGGATGTTTCAAACGTCAGGTCAACCGCTGCGCCAAGCCACTTGACGCCCACGGTGTTGACCGTGCCCACGCCACCGTCTTGGTCCGTGAAGTCCACGGTGTAGCTGGTGGGCAAAGCAACCGTGGTGCCGGTCAGCTCCTGCAGCGTGCGCAAGTTGGCGTTGAGCACCTCAACGGTACCGTTGGACAGGGTGACGACGGGCTGACCCTCGTAGAACGGGTAAATCTGGCGCTCGATGCACCAGCTGGGGGTCTTGGTGTTGGCCAGCTCACTGAGCAGAAGATACAGCGCATCCAAAGCGTAGGTTTGCATCTCGGCAGTGATGGCCTGGGCAGGAAGGCGGCAACGGCGAAAGGCGGTATCGACCACCTTAAGCGCGTTGAATGTTGTGTTGCTGATACTGCCGGAAAAGGCCATGCTAACTCCGTAGGTGGTCGTCAGATGGCCGCTGGTCCAGCGTGCCCTTTGGGGTTGTGGAATTGTAGATCAAGGGCAACAGGGCGGCAAACTTGCCGCCCCGCTTGATCAGCAATTCGGGACTTTGCCGCCTTTTTTCATGGCCAGCATTGGCTCGCGAGAGGCGACGGGAACCATGCGGCGAGCAGGGGCTTGGACTTTGCGGCTGGCCATCATGGCATCACGACGCATGGTGGGCGTCACCGCCATCTCGCGCTTGTCCATCGCCTCGATCTTGGGCACCTTGCCGCCCTTGGCCAGCTTGGTCAGGGGCTCGCCCTTGTGCATGGCCTTCTCGTGCTTGTGGACGGCGGTCTTCACCGTCTTCTTGTCCATGGCCGCGTCGCTGTGGACTTTGCCGCCCTCGGCGTACTTTTTGACAGCGCCGCCAGAGGCTTTGCCGGACGGTGCTTTCTTGCCGCCAAAATCAAATTCTTTCACGTATGTGCAACCCATGGTGTGCTCCTTTAATCCCTATTGGGATGCCCTTTCAGGCTGTCAATCTTGCGCTCAATCCGATCAAATCGGTCAAGCAGTTGCTGTACGTCCGCGCGAAATTCAGCTCTTGTGATGTGGTCCCGCGCAACTTCCTCGCGCGTGCGGTTGAGCAAGATACCAAGACGTGCAATCTCGTCAAACTTGCTTTTCAGCAAAAACCCCATCAAAGCCACAACAGCACTGAGGACAATATTCCAGACCATCATTTCCATGACGCTAAACCTCCGCGTCTTGGTTCTTACGCTGTCGCGTAGGTTTTGATGCCTTCAATCACGATGGTGTAGCGGTCGCCAGCAGCGGCCCCCACGGTCGTGAACAAAACATCGCCGGTCTTGCCTGCGCCAGCGTTGTTTGGCAGACCGCCAAACGAGCTGTAGTCCATCAGGTAAAACTTGTCAGCAGGGATGGTTTCACACAGCAAATCGGTGGTGGCATCCCAAAGGATATCCACGGACATGCCTTGTGTTTGCGCCCACACCTTGTTGATCTTGATGCCGTTGCAAGCCAGGCCAGAGGCGTTTGCGTTCAAAGCGGAAACGTCAATTTTGACCACACCGGTTTCACCCGTGCTGTCTGAAATGTTGGTGAACTTGCCGATGAACAAACGCTCACCGTCAAGGATGGTTTGAGAGGTTACTGCGTCAGCCATGTTGCGCTCCTGTTGGAAATGTGGAGCCGGGGCCGGTCAAGGCCCCGGGTTTGAATTAGGCCGCGACAGCGCCATTCAAAGCAACGATGGCCCAGCCAGCGGCCGTGTACACCAAGGTGGCAGACTCACCCACGTTTGTGAAGGTGATGGTGGTGAAGCCAACCTTGGTGGTTGGCGTCAGCACTGCACTGCCGCCGTCGACGGTATGCACAATGGTTTTGAACTGTCCGGCCGCACCGTTGGCCAGCGTCAGTGCCTGGGCAGCGCCGGTGGTGGTCAGCGAAGTGACAGCGGTCGTGGTGTTGACTGCGCCAGCGCCAGAAAGGGCTTGAACGGTACCGGTGGTGGTGCCGGTCACGTTGCCGGTCACGTTGCCGGTCACGTTGCCGGTCACGTTGCCAATGAAGCCGTTGGTCGAGTTAACTGGACCGGAGAAGGTAGTGTTTGCCATAGTGATTTCCTCACATGCGAGTTGTGCGCAGCCGTCTGCATGTCGTCGGCCAGGGCGGGCCGTCTGCTGCGCGAAAAAAAGGTGCCCAACAAAACCCCCGCCACGGGGGCAGGGGTTTCAGTTGGCATCTTTTAGACGCCAGCGGTGCCGTACAGGCCGCGTGGGTCAGTCCAGCCCAGAACGTATCGCTCTGTGGCCTTGTAACGCATGCTGTCGGTTTCGAAGTCGCCTTCCATGGATTTCTCCAGGCCGCGACGCATCAACAGTTTCAGACCTTCGGGAGCGTCGGTCTGAATCCACCAGGCTGTGGTGGAAGTGATACGCGAGAGGTTGGCTTGGCCAGAGGCCAGCAAGCCCATCGACTTCACGGGGTTGATGTCGTTGTCAGCGGTACCGCTGCGCAAAACCGACTTGAGCAGCGTCTCGGCCTGGAACACGTTGGACGGACCGGTGACGATCTGTTTGGGTGTCAAGCGGATACGCTTGCCGTTGTTGTCCACCGCATTGCGGATCTGGATCAACAACTGCTCAAGCGATGTTTGCGACAAAGCGGCAGGGGTGGTCAGCTGGTTGCTGAACGTGCCGTTGACGATGGGGTGCGCTGTGGAGATCAAAGACACGCCGTCGCCACCTGTGTACGCACCGTTGAAAGCGCGGTTCAGGATGTTGGCAGCCAGGGTTTCTTTGGTCTCGATCAACGACTGAGCCAGGTGCTTGGCGTAGGTCTGACCGATACGGATGTGGTCGCCGTCTTCAACCAAAACTTTGGTCAAAGCGAAGGCCAGGCCGTACACCTTGTACAGGTAGCGCTGCAGGAACAGCACGCCACCAGACTGGTACGTCACTGCCATGCCGTCGGGCAACTCGGGAGCTGCGCCAAAGCCGTACAAGACGGGCTCTTCATGGTAGTTGCGTGGGATGCCTTTTTGCTCGCGGAACACTTGTTTCCACTCGTCGGCACGCTGGTCATAAACACCGTCGAACACTTCGTTCAAGATCGGTTCAACAACGGAACGGAAGTCCGTACTGCGCATTGGGGTTGCCATTTTTCAGCCCTCCTTAGATGCTGTTGACCGCAGCTTTGTAGTGGTGTTCGTTGATACGAACGGTGGCCACGACATAAGCGTCTGTCAAAGAGTCATTGATGTTGTAAGCAAAGCCGGTGATCTGGAATTGACCAGAGGTGGCTTGGATCACGCTGAGTTGAGTGTTGCTCAGACCTGTGCGGGTCGAGCCACCGGGCGAGGCCACGGTCCAATCGCACTCTTCGCCCACAGCCGTTTGCACGGTGGTGGTGCCAGGTGTGCCTGGGTTCGTGTACTGCACGTCGAACAGCGTCTCGGGATCGTCATAGACCCAAGCGGTGATCTCAGTGCCCGTAGTGCCTGTCGGCCAGAAGGGGCTGATGGTCGGCTTGCCGGACGCGTCGAGGTACTGGCAGCCAGCAAAGATTCCCAACAGGGAAATGCCGTCTGTAGTGCCGTCACGGGTGCCGTCAGAGCTGCCCAATTGAATGACACCAGCGTCGGTCAACTTCACAGGGTCGCCCTGGAAGATGTTGGCCGCGTAGGTGCTCGCGATGGTGTAGGCCTTCGGACGCATCTGACCACTGTTGTGGAAAGATGGACGGAAGCCAAAAGGTGCGCTTGTCGAGGACATTTGGCGTTTTCCTTATGGAAGGTTGAAGATGGAAACAACTTGTCAGGTCAGCTCAAAACGAGCGTTCCTGCGTTGCCCAATTTCCGCATTGCCATCACCCATGTCCAGACGTGACTTCGATGATCTCGCTTGCTGCTCCATGAACTCGGCTGTGTCGCTGAGCTTTTCCTCCTCGCGCAGAGGGGCGTCATGGTGAGCTTCCTGCATGTATTTCTCATACAGGCTCATTGGCAGCTTGAATGCAAGCATCTCGTTCACACCAATAAAGCCCTGATACTCACCAGTTTTGATGGTGACGTAATCCCAGCCAGGAACATCATCCGGCTTTAGGGGCTCGTAACCCAGCCGCATTCGCATGTGGATGGAGTCGCGATTGTTTGTCGTGGTCAGCCAGCAGCAATGCCAGCCTTCGAGTTTTGGCAAGTCCGGTAAAGAGGACTGGTGGAACTGTTGTCGGAACATTTCAACCCGCTCGTCGTCGGATAACTTGCGATCTTCAGTTTTGGTGCGATCTTGCATCGCACGGCTGTCGCGGTTATCACCAGCAGATTTTTTAAAGCGTTCGTCAGACATTACTCGCTCCTTTCAGCGATTGTGGAAAATTATAGGCTTGATTTTTTGCAAACACAATCAAGCCCGATTTGCTTTGTCATACGCGGCATACCGCTTGACGTACTTTTGACGCAAAACCGGGTCGTCCCAGACACCTGCATCGATCAACGCCTGCTTGCGCTCGGGGCTGATGTAGACCTCGGTCCGGGTCGACTGAGGCGCGTGCTCACGGCCAGAGCCGACGGCAGGTCCGCCGCGTGGGGCGCGATTGCTGGCTTGCGCCTTGCTTTCAAAACGCTCAGGCAGGCGACGGGCCGAACGCTTGCGCAGCTCTTCCCAATAGTCGTCCGACTTGGGGTCGAAGCCCTCGCGCATCAAAGCCGCGTCAATCGCCAGCACGATGGCCGACTCTTCATCGCTGCCGTCGGGCTTGTACCAGGGCGCATCTTCCATGAAGTCCCTGGCATGCTCAATGACGGCCGGGTCGATGCCGGTGTCGTTTTGCACCGGGGCCACGCGGGCAGACTGCTCGCGCTGCTGCTTGACGCTGGCCAGGTGGTTGGCCTTGGCGAAAGCCTGGTCCCGGTACCGCATCGCCTGCGTCACGTCCTCGCCGTTGCCAGCGGCCACGGCCTTGGCAATCACCTGCTCAGCCATCCGGGCCTCGTTCATGGCCTGCTGAATGCTGGCGTCGACGGAGCTGAGGTCTTGCTGCACGGCCCGCTGCTCTTGGGCCGTGAGGCGGCGCTCCAGATCGTCATTGCGGTTACGCAGGAAACTCAGCTCCAGCTTGTCGCGGCCAATCGCCTCGTCGCGGCGCTTTTTGCGCTCGAGCTTTTCCAGGCGACGACGCTCGCGGATTGCCTCGCGCTCTGGGTCGTTGGCATCGCCCTGGCTCTCGCCGTCGTCGTTGTCGCTGCCGTTGAGGCGCTCGTCTTGGTCGTCGGCAGTTGCTGCGGCCCGGTCTTCAACGATGATGACATCTTCGTTGTCGGGCTTGCCGTCGTCTTCGGTCATGGTTGGCATGGTCAGATTCTCCAGGTAATTGCTTTGACAGCCCACATCTGTGCAGTCTGGGCTTCTGTGATTGCGACACTGGCCATGCGCTTAACCTCGGCGTCTTCGGTCGAGTTTCGCAGGTCGTTCATCTGATTGATGGCAATGGCAAATGCGGCCTTGCACGCTTGCACAGCGGGATCGCCGCTGGGGTTGAACGTGATTCCCACGGCTTTTTCGCCGTAGGTTAGCTCGCGTTGAGTGTTTTCGCTCATGTCAGCTCCTTAAATGAACGCACGGATGGCCAGCGGGTCGCCGGTCACCTGGCCGATGATGTCCAGATCATTGAAGATCACGAACAGAGCGGTCTCGCCGTTGGGCAGGGGAACCTCCCAGCGGTCGCCGCCGTACTTGGCCACGCGCACGTAATCGCCGGGGCCGCACCAACTGCCCTCGGGCCAGGACTCCATGCTGTTTCGGTTCTTGAAGGCAAGGGAGCCGACAGACACCACCTTGGCCACTTGCGTGTTCCACTTCTCGGTGTCTCTGGAGCCGTTGTCCAAAATGATGCCGGAGGCCGTTTTTGTCTTGGGGCTGCGGATCTGCACCAAGACTCGACTTCCGAACGGGGTGATGCCCGGGTCCGCGACCGGGAAAGCCTCAATCAACGCTTCGCTCATACTCTGCTCCTTTCAGCAG